CATTTAAGTGCAAATAGTATTGACATATAGGTGCACGTGTGTTATTATATAATTGTCAAAAGGAAAGAAACAATTAATAAGACAATAAGAAAGGAAGATAAGTTATGAAAACATTTAAATCAAATAAGACAGTTGAGTTACTCCTTAATAATGCTCGTACACATATTGATTGTGTGGATATGGATTTACATTTTGTGGATATGGCAGATGAGGAATTAAATGTGGCATTTAGATTAGCCGAACCGAAAAAGGGATATACAGCTATAGACGTGCTTAATGAGATGGACGAGTATACAGGCTGGAATGAAATGTTAAAAAATTCTAATATTAACGATTATGTTTTTGCTGTAAAAAACTTTATGTATGAATATAAACATAAGAAGTAACCCTACAAGTACAACCCGGGTGCAACTCCCGGGAAGGGATTTAGTAACAAGCAAACAAGCCAAACAAGAAAAGGAGAACAAAACAATGAAAAAAGCGGAGCAAAGAGCAATTAATAAGAAAGTAGAGTATGCAATCGAGCGTTACAACGCTACAACTAAATCAGGCGATTTAGAAAAACTCTGTCGTTTACGTACATGTCAGGCAACAGTTTATGGGTCAGATTTTTATTTAGTTTTACAGTCCTATAATACTGTTGTGGCAATTATTGATAAGGGTGATATGACACTGTACGATTTTAGTAGGTATGTATATGGATACACTGCAACTACAGCTAAGCATATCGCTAAATTTGCTAATGACTACGGTGTGTTACCTTCAGATAAGTACATCTGGAAGGAGGTGAAATGAATGAAAGTAATTATTGACGGATTAACTATTGAAGGGTCAGAGATTGATTTCGAAACATTGAGAATTAGGCTTCAGACAGTATCGAGGGCTTTTTATGAATTAGCCAAAGTATACAAAAGTTTGGCTTTAACAGATTTAGGTGTTGAATATCATAATAAGAGCCAGTATATAGCAGAAGCTTTAGCAAGGAGTAGTGGAAATGAAGAGTAAAGAATTAGTGGAAATATGCCGTTCATGTATCGACTGTTATGAATGTTTACATGAAAAGGAGTGCTGGGCATATCGTATACAATTTAAGTGCTATCCTTTTCATGTAAAAGAATGGCATAAGTATCCAGCAGATGCTTACTCAGAAACTGAGATTAAAATTCCGTTTTGGTTGCGTATATTATATAAGTTTATAGTGTGAGGTGTAGAAAATGAAGAGTAAAGAATTAGTAAAATTTGTAAAAAGCGTAAATCGTGCAAAGAGTGTCAATATATTACACTTTGCATTGCATATCAGTTCCAATTTTATCGTTATCCATTTGACGTGATATCGTATTACGATTACCCACCAGAAGCGAATTCTGATATAGAAATTCAAATTCCAGATAATTTAATTTAGCCCAATTTGTTCATACGAAAGGAGAAAAACAATGCTCGACAGCTTATTAGCTATGCTTATGAGTGCAATATTTGCTTATCAATTAGGCTAATATCATGGTGCTAAATGGTCAACTAATAACTTCAAAAAATCGAAAAAATGTGTTGACAAACACCATACTAAATGCTATAATAAATAATGTAATAAGAAATAACTTGTTACTAGCCATTCACCGGGGATGCTCCTTACAAAACACCATCCCCGGAAACCCCAGGACTGTTAGTTCAGTTGGCAGAACACGTATCTCATAAATACGAAGTCGCAGGTTCAAATCCTGTACAGTCCACTCACACCACACCCGAAATTTAAAAATCTCAGCTCGCTCCCGGAGCTGTGGTGTGACAGTAGTCAGGCGAAAGCCCGAAACAACTAAAATAAATTTTAAAGAAGAAAGGAGACACTCCCAAAATGGCAAGAAAACCAATGGTAACAAGGACAGTAACAACGACAAAAGCAAAAATCCTCTGTGTTAACACAGTAGCAGAGGAAACAGTTACACAGGCGGTTGAAGTACCACGCACTTACACTGATGATAGCAAATTGCTTAAAGCAGTCAAGGAAACACTTGACGAAACTATCATTCCAGTTAAAGTTATTTCAACCGAAACCGTGGAAACACTTTACGGAATGACAGAACAGCAGTTCATCGAGCTGGCTGAGAAGTTACCGCCTAGAACAAAAGTAGAAACAGACAAAAACGCACAGGATTAATAGGAAAAGGAGAATAAAACAATGGTAGAAATTACAAGAGAATCAAGAGAATTTGACAAAGTAGAGAAATATCTTATGACAGTTGCACCTGGAATTACATCTTTAAAAGATGTTCCAGACGGTACTAGTATCACAGTTTCCGGAATCATTGAGTTTAACGATGTAAAGGAAACAACTGGAGAAGCGTCTGAAATCGTTTCAATTATCACACCAGATAAGAAAGTGTACAGCGCTCAGTCAAAAACGGTAAAACGTTCGCTTTCAGACATCGAGAAGATTATGGACGGCGAACAGTTCACAATCATCAAAACAAGTGGACTGACAAAAGCTGGAAGGACTTTCATAAACGTAGAGCTTGATACGACAAAGCTCTGATAAATAAAAGCTTCAAATAGGGCGGTGGGTTAACACCCACTGCCTTTTCTGTACAGATAGGGGGTTAAACAATGGCAAAAAAGAAAGCACGTAAACTATCGCAAACTAGAAAAGAATACAATAAACAACGTAAACGTATACAATCGTTTTTAAGCAGAGCAAGAAAACAAGGCTATATTTTTGATGAAAACGTATTACCAAAAATTCCGAAGAAAATAACAAAAGCATCAGTTTCAAGGCTTGAAAAGTTAACGCCAAAAGAGTTATACAAAAAAGCCGTATATGTTTCACGTGAAACAGGTGAAATAGAAACACCAGAAGAACACAAGAAACGCACACGAAAAGAAGCAAAGTTAAAAGAAAAGGAAACAAAAGCAAGAAAGAAAAAACAATCACAAAATAAACAAGACTACCCAAAACCAGAGCCACAAAAACAAAAGCGTAAAAACAGAATAAATAATGATACAGGGTTCTATACAAGGGCTGTTATAGGTACTTTTTCATACACACTGGAAACATGTAGAAACGGCAAAGCATATCCAATGTTGTTACGCTGGTTTAACAGGTTACTATCAGATAATGGCGATGATGCTGTAGCAAAAATGCTAACAGTTGGAGCTGAAAATGGGTATGAGATAACATGGGATATAGTATACGATGTTGACAAAGCAACAGATTTTACCCACGGTATAATTCAATTTTTGTCCGAACAGGGTGACTTTTATAAGGACGAAATGGAAGATTATTGGAATTATCTTTCATCACTTGAAAATGCAATGTACGAAGATAGCAATTTTGAGAGGTACTAGCTATGTCAGCTAGGAAACCCCGGTATTTTGTAGGGGACTTTGAAACAACCGTGTACAAAGGTCAGGAAAGCACTGAAGTATGGGCGGCGGCTATGGTTGAACTATATACAGAAGATGTCACAATAGACCACAGTATTGAAGCAATGTTTAACAGGATAAAATCACTTAAAATCAATGTAGTGATATTTTTTCACAACCTAAAGTTTGACGGGGCTTTTTGGCTTGACTTTCTTCTAACAAAACTAAAATATAAGCAAGCCATAGTCGGTGACTTATCAGATACGGATAACATGGACTGGAAAAAAGATAAGGATTTACAGTCAGGTGAATTTAAATATTCTATCTCAGACCGAGGGCAATGGTATTCAATTAAAATCAAAACTGGCAGACAGCTAATTGAAATACGAGATTCGCTAAAACTTCTGCCATTTTCAGTTAAACAAATTGGAAAAGGTTTTTCAACTAAACATAAGAAACTTGAAATGGAGTACGAGGGTTTTCGTTATGCTGGTTGTGAAATTACAGAAGAAGAGCAAAAGTACATAGCTAATGATGTTCTGGTTGTAAAAGAGGCACTCGAATTTATGTTTAACGAAGGACATGACAAGCTTACAATAGGCTCTTGCTGTTTTTCTGAATATAAAAAAATATGTAAGCGGTCATTAAAGAATCAGTTAACGTACAATGAAATGTTTCCTGATTTATACGATGTTAGTTTAGACAAACAAGTGCACAAGTATTATACAGCTGGTGAGTGGATAAGGAAATCTTATAAGGGTGGCTGGTGTTACCTTGTAAAGGGTAAAGAAAATAAAGAGTATGGTCAAGGTGTGACAGCGGATGTTAATTCCTTATACCCGTCTATGATGCACTCTGAAAGCGGGAATAGATACCCAATAGGAAAACCTTATTTTTGGTGTGGTAACTATATTCCAGATGATGCTTTGAAAGAGGATAGATATTACTTTATCAGAATAAAAACAAGATTTTATTTAAAACCCGGTTTTCTTCCATTCATCCAGATTAAAAATAGCCCTCTATACAACGGTACAGAGTCCCTAGAATCGACAGACGTATACGACAGTGAAACAGGCGAATATTACACGCACTATACAGATAAAAACGGTAACGTGAAAGACACTAGGGTAGAATTAACGTTAACCATGACAGATTATATATTATTACTCGAACACTACGAGCTTGTCGACTTTGAAATACTAGACGGTTGTTGGTTTTATACCGATATAGGAATTTTCGACGAGTACATTGATAAGTATAAAGAAATAAAAATGAATAGCAAGGGTGCTATGCGTACACTAGCAAAGCTGTTCTTAAATAACTTATATGGTAAACTTGCAACAAGTACAGACAGCTCATTCAAGCTAGCATACGTGAAAGATAATGGTGTAATAGGGTTTTTTCCTATTCATCAAGAAAACAAAAAACCCGGTTATATAGCCTGTGGCTCAGCGATCACATCTTATGCCAGAAACTTTACAATAAGAGCAGCTCAAAAGAATTACCATGGAGTAGATAAGCCCGGGTTTATATATGCAGACACTGATAGCATACACTGTAATTTAAAACCCGAAGAAGTCATAGGAATTAAAGTACATAACTCTGCTTTTTGTTGCTGGAAACTGGAAAGCAAGTGGGATAAAGCTATTTTTGTTAGACAAAAGACATATATCGAACATGTAGTTGAGGAAGATTTAGAGCAGAAAGGTGGTGCATGGGAAGGTGAAGCTGTTAAGCCCTACTATAATATTAAATGCGCTGGATTGCCAGATAAGTGCAAAAACCTGTTTAATAAGTCTCTATCAGTTACGGAAGGACAAACTTATAACAAAGATGATTATAACGATGCTGAACGAGAATTTTTATTCCTACCTGACGGAACGCCTAAAGAGCGAACACTTAAAGATTTTAAGATAGGGCTAGAAATTCCGGGAAAGTTAGTACCAAAAAGAATAATTGGTGGCATACTGTTACACGAAACAAGTTACAAAATGAGATAATGTTTCACGTGAAACAATTATAGAAAGGAATTATAATATGAAAATTAATATAAGTGCAAAAGAATTAAAAGAAATTTTATCTGACATTATAGGTATTTGTGTTGAAATCGGTGATAATGATAATTTTATGAATAAACCAGAAGAACCTACGGTATTATCAGACGAGGAAGTGCATAATATAATTGTAGAGATGTGTATGCATGATAAAGTTAAACTATACATTAATGAAAAATTAAATTATGCAACGGATAGACCAAATTATGACATGATTGCAGAAGAGTTACATCCTTATGATGGTGAAATTATTTCTATAATCGGAAGTAAAGATGGTAATAACTGGTTTGTTAATACAATTTAAATAACAAAAGGCCCTGTAGCAATCATACGATTGTTTTACAGGGTCTTTCTATATCTTTCACCAACGTAGTTAATCAAGCGTTTCGCAACAACGACAGTTTATAGGCTGGACATTTAACCAGTGCACCCCTATACAACTCAAGTTAACAAACGTTGGAAGATATCAATAACTTAATGCTGTTAGTATAGCTTCTTTACATCTTAAATCTTTAAAGCGGAAGCACCCCCGCTCGAAAAGATATCTGAAATTTGCAATCATAAAGTCGTTTCTTTTTAGCATCACATAGTTAATGCTATGATCGTCACAAGTTACCACAATTTTAGTCGGAAATGTCATATCTGCCCTATCATCGCAATATAAGTAGCCACTTTCTGTATACTCACGTACAGCAAAATTACTACCCTTATATTTTAATGTAGCAATATATCTGCTGTTACCCTCTGGCTTTTCTATAAACGCCTTATTATCATTTAAATATACAGCCTGACTACTATAAGCAACATACTCATTATTAGCAAAAGCCCGATTGAACTGGCTTTCAGTTTGAGCTTTGCTTGCACTTTCGTTAAAGCCTTGCTCCAATACGAAACCATTTCCTTTTAGAAATTTAGTTGATTCCTGTAACCTAGAGCTTATACCCATGTTAACATAGTAAGGATTAATAATACTAACAGGATTAGAACACATAAATACAGGTACATACCTTGTCTGTTTTCCTTGCCCTCTTGCAATAGTCGTATGTACACTAATAAATTTCTTAACCTCATCCGTACAATAATGGTTAGTTTCACTCTGAAATTCATCGAACAAAAGTCGCTGTATATCAGAAAAGAAATGGCTATATTTCTTTATAGTGTCAGCACTATTTAAGGTTACGGCATACCCACAGGATTCACCGTTTAAAAACAGTTCATGAAATATCCCATTAGCCCTTCTTTTGCTTTCCATTTCATATCCCGGAAAGAACAGTTCGCCGATGTCTTTGAAGAATTTTTCTGCAACATCATCGAGTTCATAATTGTACCTATAAATAAGCCCAAACTTTTCCTTATATTTAACAAAGCGATTAACGAGCAATCTGCTAAAATAAGTTGTTTTACCACCACTACGGTTTGAAGTACATATATAAATTTCTGGCTGTTTGCCATTTAAATCTTTTAAGCTTAATAGCTTTGTACCGTCATAGAACATCTATTTCACCTACTTATAAATAAAATACTATTAATAAGATACACTTATAAGCATTTATAAGAAATACTTATTACTACTTATTAATTATTTTAATATATAACTTGACTTTTGTCAACCCTTATTTTATAATTAATATGTAAAAGAAAGGGGGTCACAATATGCATCAGATTACTCCTATTTTAGTAGCTCTAGGGTTTAATGCACTAGACTTGTGCACTGGGTTTATTTCAGCTATTAAAAACAAGGAAATCCAGTCCTCTAAATTAAGGGACGGTCTGTTTAAAAAAGTTGGTTTCATGTTCTGCTATTTTCTGGCATGGATTATTGACAACTACGGTGATATTGCCGGAATACATCTGGATTTTTTAATCCTTCCTATTATAGTATTCTATGCTTGCACTACAGAGCTTGTTTCTATTTTGGAAAATATCAGCAAAATCAATCCAGACCTTTTACCTGAAAAATTAATGTCACTGTTCCATATCAGCTCTATCACGAAAGAGGGTGAATAAATGTCACATAGTTTTTCAACGGTACGATATGGGTCAACTGGTACAGACGTAGTAGTTCTTCAAACCGTTTTATCCATGCTACACTACGTAGGAGCAGACGGAAAGCCGCTTACGATTGACGGTGATTGTGGCACAAACACTGTTCACGCTATCAACTCTTTTCAGACAAGTATGAGAGCATATGGATTTGAGTGTGGGACAAATGGTGAAAATGACTCAGCCTTTGGTCAGGCTTGCTGGAAACTTCTGGGGGTGACTTGATATGCCAGATATTAACGCCGCTTACACATGGGCTGTAACATGCTGTAGTTTACCATACGTGGGATATTCTCAAGCATACAGAAATCAGCAGACAGTTAACGGTATTACATACTACGATTGTAGCTCTTTTATAAACTACGCACTGTTAGCTGGAGGATGGGCTACACCAGGTTACGCCCCTAGTAGTAATTCTTTTACAACTTACACAATGGAAGGTGTGTTACAGGGGCTAGGCTTCACTCAGGTAGACCCAACAGGGTTGATTTTACCGGGTGACATAGGAGTTTCAGATACGCATACTGAAATGTGCTATAAACAGGGAACAGGGAGTGCTGTATTTATGGGAGCACATACTGACAACGCCCCTCTAGCTAATCAGGTATCAATAGGCTCTAGTGGTGGTAACGTGGATTATCAGAGAACGTTTCCTAGACTGTGGAGATATGGCGAAGGAGCTTCTGGTGAAGTAGGATACACATGGATAGTCGGCTCTGACTCAGAGTATTTTGACGACTACGGAGATAAACAGAAAAACAATGCCGCATGTATCTTTAGTTACTTCTATTTTAAGGGTTGGAGTATCAACGCGATAGCTGGTTTGTGTGGTAACATTATGGAAGAATCTCGTTTCAATCCAGCTCTAGTAGAGCAACACGTTTCATATCCTCGTGAAGCTCTTGGAACTGGTTTAGTACAGTGGACACCAGTTAAAAGGGATGGGTCAGAGTTAAATCCATTGCACCTTGTTTTTAATGCTTTAGGATATAGCTGGGATGACTATAGCAATGGCACTTATCAATGTGATGCTATCAACGCTGAATTTGAACAGTCCACAGGAATACACGACTATGGTATAGACCCACAGTGGTATACAAGTCTTGCACCAGCTCAGTACAGAATGAGTTGGAGTGACTATATTAGGAGTAAACAAGACCCAGGTTATTTAGCTAGTGTATGGGAGGCTTGTTATGAACGTCCAGCAAGCGTACACCCGGAAAGACAGGAATATGCTAAAAAGTGGTATGAATATCTTTCAACTGTAGACCCGAAATTTCCCGGTCAAAACACAAGAGACCCTGCTAAAAAGATGCCAGTTTGGATGAAAATTAATTATCATTTATAAGGAGGTTGCAACATGCTGTTTGTTTATGGTACATACGAACACGTTTCAGGTTTTAGAGTCAAAATTGACTCAACTGGTGTATATGTTTCACCTGACGCACCGTTAAGCATGAGAATTAGCGAAATGTTTGACCCGAAGAACTGGAAGATCATTGACGAAGATTAATAGAAAGGTGGTAAATAATATGGCTGTACGCACAACCGATGAAATTCTGGAAAGCATTAGAACTCGAGTAGGTGATAGCACTGAGGATGCAGACCTCGAATTTCTGGAAGATGTTACAGATACACTTTCAGACCTTAAAAGTAAATCAGAGGGTCAGGAAGATTGGAAAACAAAATATGAAGAAAACGATAAACAGTGGAGAGAAAAATACAGAGACAGATTTTTTGAGAAAAAAGACCAAGACCTAGGCCAAGACCCAGAGCAGGAACCAGAAACACCAAAAACATTTGAAGATTTATTTAAGTAAAGGAGGTATTAATAATGCCACGTAAAATTGCAGTAAGTACGCTGAACGCTTCAACCATTGATATTCTCAACGTTATCCGTCAGAACGCAAGTTATGACTATCAGCAGAACGTACCGGTTGTAGCAACAGCAGAGGACGTAGTTAAGGTTGGAGACATCCTATACGGTACACCAGCTTTAGCAAACCAGTTTATTAATGCACTGGTTAATAGAATTGCACTTGTTAGAGTACAGAGTGCAACATTTAATAACCCGTATGAAATTCTTAAAAAGGGTTATATTGAATTCGGAGAAACAGTAGAAGATATTTTTGTTTCTATCGCCAAAGTAGTAGAATTTGACCCTGAGAAGGCGAGCGCAAGAGAATTCAAGAGAACCTTCCCAGATGTTCGGTCAGCTTTTCACGTTATGAACTGGCGTGTTATGTACCCGGTAACAATTCAGGATGAGGATTTAAAACAGGCATTTTTATCTATTGACGGTGTGCAGAATCTTATTGCTAAGATTGTAGATTCTGTTTACACAGCCGCAAACTATGATGAGTTCTTGCTGTTTAAGTATCTTATCATTAAGGCTGTATCTCATGGTCATATGTACCCGATAAGCATCGGTGATGGTACAAAACTCACAGACGCCGCAAAGAAATTCAGAGGTACTTCAAACAAACTGCCTTTCATAAGTTCAGAATACAATGATTCTGGTGTCAAGACAACTACACCAAAAGACAGACAGGTTATTTTCATGGATGCAGACTTTAACGCTGAGTTTGACGTTGACGTTCTAGCTGGTGCGTTCAATATGGACAAGGCTGACTTCATGGGTAGACTTTTCCTTATTGACAACTGGGGTACCTTTGACAATGCACGTTTCAATGAAATCCGTGAGAACTGTACAGGCATTGAAGAGGTTACAACTAACGAGCTTGCGCTAATGGCAGACGTTAAGGCTATCATTTGCGATGAAAACTGGTTCCAGGTTTACGATAATAAAAATCAGTTTACGGAAAACTATGTTGCTTCCGGACTGTACTGGAATTACTTCTATCATCAGTGGAAAACTGTTTCAACCAGCCCGTTCGCTAATGCAGTTGTTTTTGTAACTGATACTGCTACTATCACAGAGCCAACAAGTATCACAGCAGAGATTGTAGACAAAAGTGTTTCTGAGGAGGCTATCACTCTTACACTTAAAGCTAGTGCAGACGGTGCTACACTTGCACCTAACAATGTTACATTTGTACAGACAGAACAGCTTACAACTGACGGTATTGCTGTACACCCGTTTGGTGCACTGCTTATCCCTGGTACAAAAGCCGCTACAAATATTAAACTTGTTGCAACTGTCAATGGTGTAACTTATACAGGTGCTACAAATATCACAAGTGCTAGTGATGTGGGTGCAACTGTTACCATGAATAAGGGCTGATTGAAATAAGTTTAACAAGTTAACAAATAATCTATATGTTGTGCAATGGTGGGTTGGAGTGTCTAACCCACCTTATATGAAAGAGGTGTTAACATGAGCGATAGAGTGTATTATCCAGCTGATTATATTGATAGTGCTGGTAATATTTACCCTACGATTGGTGAAAATATTAGATACGGTCAGAAAGTTAATAAACATTTCGGTCTGAACTGGAAAACAGGTTCTATCATGTTACGTGAAGGTGTTATAACAGAAAGTGGGGTTACAGGTGCAAGCTTTAATAGTGACAATAATGCTATATACTTTACTAGCCCTATCAGTATTACGGATTTCAACGTTGCTGTTATCGAGAAATCACCCGGGGTGGCTGGAAAAGCTATTCCTGTACTTGGTATTGATAGTGCTGGCGGCTGTTATATTTCTGGCGTTGACGATAGTTATAAAGCAATTTTGTTTGAATTTGAGTATAGGGAGCTGAATTAGTATGTATATCGAACCCGGTACAAATATTAAGATTTTGAAGGATTGTCCTTTAGATACGACTTATGACCATACCATATACTTTGCGAACAAAGCAAGCCAGACTAGTTACTTTGCTGGGCTTGTTAAGTATAATCTGACTAACTACACATATCAAAGAGTTAGAAATGGAGTTGCAAGGGTTGGAGTTAAGGCTGATAATCTATATGACTGTAATTATATGATGTTTCAGAATACTAATTACGGAAATAAATGGTTCTACGCTTTCATCAAAAGTGTTGAGTACGTTAACAACGAAACGTCTGAGATTGTATTTGAAATTGATGTTATGCAGACATGGTTTTTTGATTACACAATGGACTATTGTTTTGTTGAACGAGAGCACACAGTTACAGATGAATTAGGAGGTAATTTAGTACCAGAAAATTTTGATGTTGGTGAATATGTTAGAAACGGTGGATATCATGAGATATTCGGACACCTTACAGAACTTGCTGTTTTAATCAACGAAATAAACGTCACAGACTCATTAGGTAACGGACGTAACTATGAGGGTATATATGGTGCAGGCGTTATTATGGCTTTTAAGGCAACCGACACGCATGGCATTAATGAGCATCTTAAAAGTTTGTCACAAAAAACTGATAATATCCAAGCTATTTACACGTGTCCATTATATGCATTAAGCACTGAAATACCTGACGGCGGGGCTGAGTTACTTAACAAAGACGTTTCTGCTGATTATCTATCAGAGATAGAAGGTCTTACTGGTAATGAAACCTTAAATGGGTACAGACCTAAAAATAAAAAGATGTATACTTACCCGTATAATTACATGGAAGTTACAAATGGGTCTGGTAACAAAATGAATTTGAGATATGAATTTATGAGCAAAACAGAACGTGGAAATTATGGGTTTGAAGCTATCACTTCTATAGTGCAGCCAGTTCAAGTAATATGTAGACCAATAGGCTACAAGGGTTCAACTTATTGCCCGAGTGAAAGTTTAGCACTTGACGCTTTCCCTATGTGTAGTTGGGCTATAGATGGTTATCAAGCATATATAGCTCAGACGGCTGTCCCTAACACTTTCTCAGCTGGTCTAAACGCACTGTTTGCTGGTATTAGTGCACTGGCTGGAGGTGGTGGACTTGCTACAGCGATAGGTGGAGCTAACGCTTTATCGAATGTAACAAATACTATTAGTGGCGCATATAAAGCAAAGAGGGGAGCGGACGTTAGTGGTGGAAACTTTAATTCTGGCAGTGCTATCACAGCTCATAGGGAAAACCAGTTTTACTATACTAGATGTAGCGTTAATCTGGATACTGCTATTGTTATTGATGATTATTTTACTCGTTTCGGGTATGCAGTAAAACAGTTAGTAAGACCTAATAGGAACAGCAGACCGCACTGGAATTATGTTAAGACCGTTGGATGCTCTATAACTGGTAGTATTCCTTGTGATGATATGAATAAAATATGTAGCATTTATGATAACGGTGTTACATTTTGGAAAAATGGAAGTGAAATTGGGCAATATAATCTTGATAATAGTCCTGACGCAACATGATGAGGACGGAGGTGAGATAGTTGGGAAAAAGAGGAAGAAATAATTTTTCTACCAGTTTAGCAAAAAATATGCTTTCCAGTAACATGTACATGAGAAGATTATGTGAGCTTTCCATGAGTATGTTTAAGTGGGATGGGTTGCCTAATAGTGTGGATGTGAGATATATGGAAATGGAGTTATTCCTGAGTGGTCAAGCTTTATTCTTTAAGGATGAAGTTATGGGGTATCTAACACTAGGATGTTTAGCTAATGGCAGTTTTGACGTATATGGCGAGCCTGTTAGTAGAAGGGCGTATAGTAGATATAGTGGCTACAATTCTGATGTATTTAGCGATAAAGATAGTGTAATTATATGGAATAACTACATGAGAGTTCCTAGTGCACAGGATGTTTTTTATTATGCTCAAAGATTGTGGGATTTAGATAACATTATTGACATTAATGCAAAAGCGCAGAAAACCCCTATATTAATTCAGTGTGACGAGAAACAGAGGCTGAGCTTACAGAATGTTTACAAGGAATATGATGGAAATAGCCCTGTACTGTTTGGGGATAGAAACCTTGATATTAAAGGGTTTGGTGTTCTTAAAACAGATGCCCCTTTTGTTGCTGATAAATTGTATGAGTTGAAAAACCAGATATGGAATGAGGCATTGACGTACTTGGGTATTAGCAATGTTAGTTATCAGAAGAGGGAGAGGCTGATAACTGATGAGGTTACGAGAAGTCAGGGTGGAACCGTTGCAAGTAGGTATAGTAGGTTGGCTATGAGAGAACAGGCTTGTGAGAGAATTAACGAAATGTTTGGTCTTAATTTAAGTGTGAAGTACAGAGAAGATTTCCAGATTCCAGATGTTAATGGAGAAGTTGATAACGAAGGTGGTGATGATAGTGAGTAAATACACCACAGAGGTGAGATTTATTTGTGAGCAGAAAGCCGGATTGGAAGGTAGCGTTGGTGCTTCTGATGTGGATGAGGTTCTGAGTAAAAGCTGGAATAAGGTGATAACGTCTAATTTCGCTATCTTTGATGAAGCTTATAGGGAGAAACTGGTCACTAAAGTATTAAAGCATTATTATCTGAGGGAGATAGGTGCTGAGACAGTTGGTGTTTGGGCACTCTGGATGAACACAAAGTTTGAAGAAATTATGCCTTATTATAACCAGTTGTATGAGAGTGCCAAGCTAAAGTTTGAACCGTTCTATGATGTGGACTATACTAGAAGTAGTCAGAGAGATATTACAGAAACTGAGCATGGTAGTTATGAGAATAAGGGGCAGACTGAGAGTAGTGGAAGTAGTACTGATACTGGTAAGACTAGTAATAGTAGAACTAATAAGGGTCACAATTATGTTGCAGAAACAGGTGCTACCGGTAGTACTAGTAAGGATTTGTATAGCGACACTCCACAGGGAGCTTTGACTGGTGTTGATAATGAAACATATTTGACGAACGCTAGGAAGGTTACAGAGAACGATAATAGCACCGTTGAAACTACAACGGATATTGATGAGACTGTTACTGATTCAGGTACTAGTGAAGTTAAAGGTGTTAACAGTCAGACGATTAATAGTAAGTTGAATAATACCAATGCTAAAACAGGTGAAAAGGGTGATAGTTTTAGTGAAGGTGTTAGGGGTAAAATGGGTGGTGGAAGTTATAGTAAGATGTTAATTGAGTATAGGGATACTTTTATTAACATTGACATGATGGTTATTGATGAGTTTAAAGATTTATTCTTTGGACTTTGGTAGAGTGAGAAAGGATGTGTATTTATGAGCGATGCTAATTTTACTCCTGATTTAGGGAATTATAAAGATTTACATCCGTTTAGATACTGGTGTCAAAAGGTATTACCTCTGGTGTACGATGATAGTTTAAGCTATTACGAGTTGCTTTGTAAGGTTGTGGACTATCTTAATAAAACTATTGAAGACGTTGAAACATTACATGGAGATGTAACTAATTTACACAGGGCATACGTTGAGTTACAGGGATATGTTAATAATTATTTTAACAATCTTGACGTGCAGAACGAAATCAATAATAAGCTGGATTCTATGGCTGATGACGGGACATTAGCTACAATTTTTGTCCCATACTTAAATGCAATTAACAGTCCTATAATTGTTGATAACACTAGCGAAATGACAGATAAAAATAAAATTTATCTTTTATCAACAAATTCTCATTTATACACGTATAACAATAGTTTATCTGCTTTCACCGATACTGGGATTATTTACGGTCAGTCAAACAGTCAATTTATTTATGATAACGACAGAAATATTCAGTCCCACGATTTTAATGACTATGTTAATTGTGGAGGGTACTTTATTTCAATAAGTGCAAGCGAAAATGATGCTGTAAACGCCCCCTTCAATTTAACGTATGGAGACTTTGTCATAAATAACTTGTCTTTCCCAGCTGGTTATAAGTGGGTTTTACAGCTAGTGACTATGAACAATACAGCTAAATACAATAATAGCGTTGCGTATAGGTGGTTTAATACAGAAACAAAAGAAGTTACACTAAATTGGAAAACAATGGAGACTAATTTCAGTTATTCCAATATACAGAATATTGCAACACATGATTTCAATGAATTTACAAATTGTGGTGGTTACTGGGTTACAATTAGTGAGGAAACAAGTGACGCCGTAAATGCGCCGTTTGGATTAAAGTATGGTAATTTTGTAGTTAATAACCTTTCATTCCCTTTAGCTGGAAATCTCTGGGTTATGCAGATTGTTAGTATTGATGCTGCACCTATTTACAACAAATCTGTAGCTTATAGGTGGTTTGACTGCGTTAATAAGACTAGCCCAACAGGGTGGATGCTAGTTAATACAAGTTATAACGAATCTAATGGCATGTATTTAATGGGTGATAGCATTACAGCTGGACATCCTTACGAGGATAATGAAGCTATTAGATGGTTTAACCCATTAAAAGACATCTTCAATATTGACGCTGGGTATAGAACAGGTAGCGGATTGTTATATAAATCTGGTGGCACAAATGGAATAACAATGGCAGATGCACATGATTTTTCAACAAGCAATTTTGTGTGTATTTTCATGGGCACAAATGATTATGGCAATAACATGCCGCTCGGTGATGTTAACGATGTGTACCCGACAAATGAAACAGTATGTGGTGCTTTAAATTACATGCTAAATAAAATAAGAAGTGATAACACAGCATGTAATATAATAGGGATTCTACCATTAAACCGTAAAAATGGTAATAAGGAAAATAACTATGCTTATGGCACAGCTAACACAGCTGGTTATACGCTTGGTGAATTGAACACCAAAATCAGTGAAATTTATAAAAAATACTGTTGCAATGTTATCAACAATGAATTTTCACCTATAAATAGATACAGTTTAAACAATCTTTTAGGTGACGGCTTACACCCTAACAAGTATGGATATAGACATTTAAGCCAGTGGCTTAACGGACATATTAAAGCATTATTTAACAAAACAAACTTTTAAAATGTTGTACCCAGGTTAGTTTTAGCCTGGGTGCTTTTTACTGTAAAATAGTGTACAGGGTTGGAATAGA